CCGAGCTGAAGCATGGCGGTCAGTCTCCGTCCACCCGCTCGAAGGGTATGACTGTCATCGATGACTACTGGGTGGAGGAGGCCATTTTTACTGATTGATTGAGCAAGGCCGAGGAGTGAATCTGAATCTCCATAATCCTTTCTCGCTCTATCTCCCCATATGATTTCGCTAATTTTTACTTTCAATTTTTATCTCCTTGTATTCCCATCTACCTACACAGAAATTAGTATGTTTCACTAGTACTTGACAAGTTGTCTGATCTACGTGTTTGGTGATAGCCTTGTTCAGGGGTTGGTTTGCGGTCAGCCATAGTGTTAGAGTCACCGCTGTCTTCCAGATTAGAAACGCTTCCATTTTTAGCCTCCTCAAAATGTATTATAAATCCTGCATTGACTCGGATCTTAGCTAGATGGTCCTCAGAACGGTCTCCAGATTTATAGAGATTAAGGTGTCGTTCAAGGTGGTTAAGGCATACATGTATTGGGACACCTTGTTCCCAGTTACGGTCTCCGTGGGTCTCTGCTCCTTCCGCCATGATAATAGCTTCCCTTCGTACAGCAGAGGGAGGGATGAGGTCATACCGTTCACAATCTGCATCTCGAGATCGTGTAGCTCCACTAGGGAAAGTTCTAAGTTCATTTCCTTCCTCCTTTTCTAAAATAATAACACAAACAGAATGAGTTTTGCATACTTCACATATTACAAAAACCTCAATTTTTTCCATCTCTCCTATCTCTCCTATTACGTATCTTTTTCTACTAACCTCTCTAACATTTATTGATTGGCATTCTTTACAGTAGAGATCATCATCGGGTGTTTTAGGCATAATCATTCTCCCATGTGCTCTTACGAATACATAGGAGGGCTTCATCTACCCCATCCATGTGATTCATGAATCGGTTGAATCCAGATCTAGATTCGCTAACTCCTGGGTTAACAACTCCAGGTTTGCTTGGTTGGTCAAAATATGTAAATTCTTCTCCTGTAAGTATGCAGCCATAGGTATCGGTATGTTGATTACCGCAGTGGAATAGGATGTGAGATCGTTTAGGTACGTCAATAACGATGAAGGTTTCTCCGAACTTAGGAGACAGATGTCTTTTGATGGTATATGTTCCGACAGGTATACACGAGTCATATGGGACATTGTTTTTCCATGGATTCTCAAGGGTTAAGATGATAGGATGCCCTTGATGGTTAGTTAAAACTCCAAAAGTTCCAAAATTAGTGTGAGATACTCGGACTACATTTAAGATTTTGTCACTCATTTAATATCTTCTCCTATAAAGAATGAAATATCAGTTTTGTAATATGCAGCTAATGTTTTCAATTGGCCGAATCTAATATCTGATTTCCCCTTCTCTATCGTGGCTATGAGTGCTACTGATACACCTAAGACTGCAGCGGCGTCAGCCCTAGTTTTATCTCTTTCTACTCTTTTGTATGCTAATCTTCCACCTAGTGTGTCTGGTATCCTAAGCTCTTGACCGCAGTATTTACAGATTTTCATTTTAGACTCCTTAATTAAAGATGAAAGGGAGGATCGCCTCGTATCCCAGGGATGCTCTTAAAGACTTACTCCCAGCTATCTAACGATCCTCCCCCATATCATCTATTTAAAGGATTTAATCGAAGTGAACGTACCATTTTCGGTAGGCTCGTTAAGGAGATTAATCTCTGCTTCTTTCGAAAGGTAATCATCTGTGTCGATAGACGAACCTTCCCATGTTTTACCAAGAGCTGTCGTGGCTTCTATCAGATTCCCGAGGCCAGTTTGAATGTCTCCATGGGGAAGAACAGCCCAATAACGGAACTCTTTCCCGTCAAATTCTCCAGCATTAACGAGTTCCATATGAAACACCAACATTGGCCTCCCAGGGGACTTACTTTTAGGCCCAGTTTGGGTGAGCATACATTTAAAACATCTTGCTCGGTAAGTACCAGTAGGAACCTGTTTTCGTTCCTCATCTACTGCTCCTTGTGCTGAATTGAAATCCATACCTAGTTCGATCTTTGGCATTGTAATTTTCCTTTGTAGTTTTAGTTTATAAGTTTTTAATTTTGTGGTAAGTTAAGGCTTAACTTCCCACATACCTGAAGTTTTATCCTGGGAGCTTTTTAACAGGCCAGTCGCGGAATTTCTCTGCCGCATTTAGGACGTTGGAATAATGATTAGCTGAACAACCTCTACCTCGGCACTCTTCAGCGTACATACGAATGTACTTTTCTGCTAGACTATCTCTAGCTCTGAGTATAAATACCGGTTCTGTGGCTTCAACATTACCTCTTTGCAAGGTCACTTTCCCATACTTTAAATCAGTTGGCATACTTTTTCACCCCCTTCCATTGATAAGGTTCTTGATATTCATAAAGTGTGGTTCAATAGAGTTTATTTGAGATGTTGCTGATAATGCTCTAGACTTCGCAGATGCAGTACCATCAGGTCGTATGAGGAGAGAGTACTTGGCAGGTTTACCAGTAACCATTTCTGTCTCCGCATGGTAGATCTCATCAAAGAGATGATCCACTTTTGTCCTGGCTTGACCTTGAAGGGAAGGTAGACACCAAACTTGACCTGTGATTTCATTTCGTTCAAATTGTTCTCCACATATAAAAAGTGAATTTTTAGTACTAGCTCTAACCATAGCTATGTACTCCTGAGTACCATTCCACAACGCTACCCATTCATCAAAAGTAGGTTTAGTTTTTCTATTTTGAGAGCAGATAGAGGCTAACATAGCTTCACAAACCAGAGGAAACGAGTCAATAATAACAGATTCATAATTTGAATCTAGGGCAAGTTTCGTGGCCTCCCTTACTTCATTCCACCATGTGCCTCCATCCTTTCTGTGACACGAAATGAAGGCCACATCCTTCTTACGGAGTGAGAGCAATCCGTTATCCGTGTCTACAAAAATGGGATCGGGAAACGTCCCTCCGAGCAACGTCTTCCCAGTCCCAGCTCTTCCATATACTAAAGCATCAACTTTGGGATCTTTGATGTCTTTTGTTTTTTTGATTTCCATATTAATCTCCCCATATTATTATAGCGATTAGAATTAGGACTCCAGCTAATATCGTGGCTATCATACATTAACCTCTTCTTTCTTTAAGTCATCTCTAGCACCCTCAAAAGGTTCCCATTTGTGTTCTTTATAGAGGGATTTTAATAAGGTTGAATGAGTAGGTGATCCCATCTTATGTTTACATAGGTGGATAAATTGACATCCACCATAAGCTGTACACATACTTGTATTCTTAGGGAAGTGATCAATACGACAAGAGTTTTTAATATTCTCGGCCCAGAGTCTAACATCTTTAACCCATTCTTCTTGGATGTAGTCTAGAGGGAAGGATATCTCTTCTCGCATGAAATTGATCTGGAGCTTAGTGAAATGTAATATGTTAAGGATTGCTGTCTCGATTTTCTCTCCAGTTTGCTCTCCAAGAGCATAAGCATAACCGCAAAGTTGTTGATTAGGTTTAGGAGTGAGAAAACCTTTGTAAGCAGTTGTCTTGTGATCCAATACTTTATACGCACCATTGTTTTTATCCCTTACTAGTAAATCAGCTCTATATAAGAAAAGAAAGTTACCCATATCTATAGCCCCAGCAAGTTCAACATCTTTAATACTAACAACTTCAAAATGTTCCTCAGAAAAAGGGAAAGTTTTAACGTATTCTTCTATAATATTTAATCCTTTAACTAAACATCTAATACCTTTTACATCATGGCCTTCGTAGGGCATCCAGTGGCGGGTGAACGCTTCCTTTGCCTTGTCTACTCCATTACCTGAATAATGTTGTTCTAGAGCTGAATGTAAAGCTGATCCGAATTCTGGTTTGAATAAGGAAGATCCATCTTTACTTGTTAAATTCAACGCATAGCGGTAATAGAACTTACGAGGACAAGAAGCAAACTCACTCATCATTGAATTATCGAGTTTGTCTATTATCTTCATTTTATGTGGCCTCAAAAGTTAAAATGTGGGAATTTAAAGAGGTAAAAAGAGAGTGGAGGCACAATAACCTCCACCCTCTCAGCCTAGTCAGTTATTGGAGGAGGATTTAACTAACAGGCCATTCACCACGGTAGCCAGAAACATCTCTAGCTTGGTCATCAGACATAGCACCAGATTCGACCATTGGGATAAGTTTACGATATACGTCAAGAGTTTTCGTATTCTTTGCACCTTCAGGTTTCCGCATATTACCTTGTAATCGTACAATCAATGCACCATACCAGGTCTTATATACTTCGTCGGAACCGTACTGAGTGACAGCCTCTTCTATGTCCTCTGGCAGAGAGTGTACAGAAGTGAATTCTTTTTGGTCGTCGCCACTGCCTGTCTTTGCTTCTACTGTGATGTCTTTCATACTAAGACTCCTTTTACTTGATGGATGGGAGAACCGGTTTCAGCTTAGTTGCTGACGGTATCGGTTCATCATCGTTTAATAAACCTTGAGCTTTGAGTAGCTCCAGCATTTGATCGGGAGGACAGTTTAGGATCTGCTTACGCAG